TAACATCTCAGACATTTTTAGAAAATCAGCTTTCTTTCCAAAGCTTCCCTCAAAGGTGGCCTCTGTCGCCATCCTTTTAATTCTTTCCACGGCAATGCGCATCGTGTGCCTCCCCAAAAATTTAGCTGACAAGACGTGAACACAAATCCAGAAACAAAGAGAGACGAATGTTCCAAAACCAATTCCTCTGATTTCGACCTCCCCTCCTCCAACAGAACCAAAAATAGACAATTTATTTATCAATTTATATATAAAATTATACAAATGTGTAAAAATAAAACAAGTCAATCCAACATATCCCAATTCTCCTACAAAATAACAAACAAAAATAGTATAAGTGAATAAATTCGGCTTCCCATCTTGGCCAGTGACGTCTTTCAGCCACTTGTCAAAATGCATTTGTGCTAAATTCCCCAAACCTATAACATTTAATGCTAAAAATACAACAACGACTAAAGATACAAGCCGTAAAGTTAAACGAAGGAAAAATAACTGGTATTCAATCCAAAATTTAATCATCACAAATAAAATATAAAGGAAAAACAAAAATATACACAACCCAAACCACAAACTTCCTACAATAACATATAATTTAACAAAAACGCTATTCTCAAATTCTCCGAAAAGACCAACAAAAGTCAGACTATCCAGGACTCCTTCAAAAGTTACGAAATATATTAAACCCAAAATCAAGTTAAAAATAAACAGGAAATTAAAAAGGTTAGGTGGTAAGAACCAATAACAGAACTTGTTCTGATCAGTAAATGTTTCACTTTTAGCCGATTGCCTTAACGTAGATTCATAATTAGACTGATTCATTTTAAAGCAAGGTTTATTTAGTGTATTTGTTTTTGGTTGTAAGCCTGCGCCAAACTAACGCATGGGGATTACTTCTCCCCAAAAAGAGAAATTGATATTGTTTATAGACCTTTCTGTCGAGATGTTTCCGCATTGATTACCGCTCTCCAAGCGCTCCCCAAAACCTTGGTGAAGCTAATGCGAAGGATACCCATAATTGGGGCCTATACTTGGAGGTTTGAAATAGAAGTGTTGGTAGTAAGATCCTCGTATGCAAACAACCCTTCAGAGAAACTCCGTAATCCAACTCAACCGTCGAATCCGTAAAGCAGTAACTCATCCAGAACATTTTAGGCACTTGTCATTTATGTTGGCAAACCAACGTTAACTGAGGAAATAGTCATACCCGAACAAAAACCAAATAGGGATCACCCAATGATTTAAGCACGACCAGAAATCTGGCCAGTTGGTAAAGAGACAAAGGTATTACACTACAGCTTTTGACTGTAGAAACCAATGAACAAAAGCCCACTCTCTAAGACCGCCAACTGGGGCTATGGGAGGATGATAGCATGCATCTCTAGCAATAAGCACAACATTCCCATCGCGAACATTTAACACCTAGGCGTCACACAACTTAACACGGGCACCACAATTGAGGTCTATTCGTCACCTCCTATGCAGCTCTGTAGCCTCATGACTCGTCGCTATAAGCCATCAATGTATCCACCACCAAAATAAAATAAACGACAAATAAAATAAATAAATAAACATAAAATTTAAACTGTCGAATAAAAATGGACCCTGATCAGGGGTCCCACTCAATATAAAATACAATAGCAGCAGTTGATCAAGCTGCCACTCCTCTTTAGAATTCGAGGTTACTGTGGTCTTTAAACCGC